AGTTCTTATTGCAGTAACAATCTCACTACCACCAACTATACGTTGTGAACCAGAACTGTTTGTTGCTGTAGGTGTCCAATCTGTTTCATCATCTTGTGACGACCAACGAATAAACATTGGGTCTTGTGTAGAAGATTGACCTATAGTTGTTTCTGTTCCAAAACATATAACGTGTCTGTCTGGGTTTGAGACTACCATAAATTTACTTTTAGTTGGTGCATTAGAAACCTGTGTAGCTACATTAGTAGCAGTTAATACACCACCAGATGTATTCCAAATAAACAATTTACCATCAACATCTAAAGCTAATATGTCTTCACCCCAGTTGTCTATTGCCCAGTTACGAAGTGCAATAATTACCGAGCTTGCTGTGTTTGGTGAATCCCAAGTTTGTGCTGAGTTCCAAGTTCCAGTTCCCCATCCGTAACCAGATAATGCCCTGTCTCTACCTGCGGTAATTTCATACTGTACTGTGCAATTACCTGTAGTTGATACAGCAGATGAGGCGTTAGTGCCAACATCAATAGTATAAGTATTAAGGGTAGGAACTGATTGAATTTCATATTCTCCGTCTACTGTTGTTGCAGCTACTCCGCCAATAGTTGCACTTGTTGATGATATAGTAACATAATCTCCTTCACTTGCACCATGACTACTATGAGTTACTGTAAAAATAGAAGAACCATTAGTAGTTGTAAAGCATGATGTAATATCAGCATCTAATCTTGTTGGTGTTGCATCAAAGAAAACACCTTCGTTATAAATGTATAATTTTTTGTTAGTTCCTAAAGCATCGTAAGCAGTGCCATCTAAAGAGTTCCAAGCTAGTTGTGCTCTTGCTACACCAATAAATTGTGTAGTAGAAACTTTTTCCCAACCACCTATTTTTTCTGGATACTGATATCTAAATCTTACTTTATCACCTTCTATCCATTTGCCTTTATTAGTTATGTCAGTATTTTGTTTATCAAATCCTGGTCCAAACTCTATTTTAGTATATGGCATTATAGACCTGTAGCAATAAAGAAATTAACAACAGTAAATGGTTGCATTAATGAATTACTAAAATCACTACCAGAACCTAGATTACTACCACTTTGCGTAGATTCAAAACCACCAGTAGCACCTAAACTTCTAGATGATAAACCAGAACCAGAACCAGAACCTATTGCAGTTCTACCTTGTAAGTCTGGTAAGTTAAATGTAGATGAGCCATCACCTGTTCCGTATGTAGTTCCTATTGCAGAAAACAATGCAGAATAAGTTGATCTGCTAACAGCTTGTGCGTTACACAATAAATATCTTTTTGTAGAACTATCTGACTTTGTAGGCTCACTAGCAAAACCAGCCATAATTATACCACCAGCTGGAACTGTATCTTTAATATCTTGTCCAGAACCAGAAAACAAATTACCTGTAATAGTTGTAGATGCTGTGATTGCACCAGTAACATCTAAAGCAACAGAAGGACTACTATTTAAAATACCTACTTTATCTTCTGAACCATCAACAAACAAAGCGTGTGTATTTCCGTTTGATTCTACTCTGAAGTCTACGCTAGCAGAGCTTTCATTTATAGTTACGTTGCCGCCATCTAATTCAACAGCACCTGCAACATTTAATGTACCTTTACAAACAAGGTTATTAATACCAGTTGCAAATATATCTTTTACAAAAGTTCCGTTAGAATACATCAAAGCATGAGAGCCTTGTGTTACAGCAGTTCCTGTTCCTGTGTTTCCTGTTGTAGCAACTGTTAAGGTTTGACTACCTGCTGTATTGTTAAATACGATATAATTAGATTCTACAGTTGGTAATAATACATTTATATCTCCAGTAAGTGTGCCAGTAAATTCTAAAACTTTTTGTCTTGATTCATCAGCTGTAGCGTTACTATTGGTTAAAGTTACATCAGAGCTGCCAGCTACACTTTTAGATGCATAACCATTTATTGATTCATCTATTAAATCAAAGTTGGTATTTGTTTTATCACCCCAGGTGTTAGCGTTTTCACCTGTAGCTTGTTTTTCTAATCGTAATCTTGTCGTAAATGTTGAAGCCATTCTATACTCCTAAATTAATTTTGTTTAAAACTGTTAATGGAAAACTTTCAAACTCTACACAGTATGAATCTACCTTTGTAACAGCTTTATATTCCTCTGATTTATTATTGTAAGATTCTTGTATTTCGTATCTTGCAAATTCACAATCACCCTCAGTTGCGTAAATGTAACCATTATATTTTACAGATGGTGCGTTTGGAAATGAAAACAAAACTAACATAAACCAAACTTTAATCATTATCCGCCTAATGGGTTAGACGTTGATAATTTTATTTCTTCTATTTGAACATCTTGTAATTCATTTTCTTTTTTAATAATTGCTATACCCTTAGAATTTTCCTCTATATCTTCCTCTAATTCCCAAGCATACTCTTCTAATTCTTTTATAGGTGTGCGTAATTTTTTATCTAATTTATCTAAGTCATCGTTAGATGCTGCATCGGCTAAAACAGATTGTATTACTTTAATATCTTTGATTATGTCTTGTGTAATAGCTTTAATATCATTGCTGTTACCTGCAATGTCGTTTCTTAAATTGTCTAATACATCATTATCTAAACTTATTATTGTAGTTTCTAATTCTTTTAATTTTACTTCTATATCTGTTAAATCTACAGTTTCGTTTACTACAAATTCTTTATTTTCTATTTGATCTAATCTTAAATTAAATTGACCCCATGTGTAGAAACCGCCACCTATAGCTCCAATAACTCCGATTAATGCTGCATATGTACTTAATTTTTCTATAATTTTCATTGTTTTAAAGCCTCCAGTTCAGCTAATATTTTATTTTTTTTGTTTTGTATTTTGTTAAGTTTGACTCTGTGTACCTCAACAGGGTCGTTTTCTGTATACGAACTTAAAGATGCATTAACATATATGTCAACAGAATATGTTGATAAATCTGTTTGGAGAAACAACCCCATATTCGTGTCATCATAAATATCTTTTGATTTGTAAAAAGATACTTGAGTATACGAATCGAGGTCATTTCCCTTAAAAAATAAATCCTCTTTTGATAAGTTCTTAGTTGTTTCTTTTGTTACTTTAGCGATTTGTTTTGCTATTGTTTTTAAATTCTTTTTTAATTTTGTTTCAGTAGCTGTAATATCTTTAACAATTTCAGTGTCTGTGTTGACTTCTTCCGATTGTATATCTTCTTGCTCTCCACTTTCTTCTGTTGATACATCGGACTCCTCAGATTCTGTGCTATCGGGTTTCTCCTCCTCTGTTGTTTCATTTTTTGCTACTTCTTTTTCTTCTTCTACTTCATTTGATTCAGAAACCTCATCCATTGTTTCTGTCTCATTATCCTCAACCGCTGAAACGCTTTCTTCCTCCGTTGCGATCTCTTCCAGTGGTTCTTCAAACTCCTCAAAAGATTCCTCAGTAAGTTCATCATTGAACTCCTCCTCAGTTATCTCTTCAAAAAATTCTTCAGCAGTAATACCTTCTTCTTCAAGAAACTCCATGAACTCCTCTTCCATGCCAGTCTCTTCTAAAAATTCTGTAAAGTCCTCCTCAAACTCTTCTGTAAATATTTCTTCTGTAACCATAATGGGTTCAGAAAACTCTTCTTCAAAAAATACCATTTCTATTTCTGGCATTTCTTCAAAAACCTCCATATTAAATTCTTCTATTGGAGGTAGTTCCTCTATGTATATATCGTCAAAAGCAAAATCTTCTTCAAAAGGTATTGTAAATTCTTCTTGTGGTATAGAAAAATCTGGTATCTCAGTTATATCTTCATTTATCCAATCAAAGTCATCTGGAATATTATCTACAATGTCATAAATATCCTCGTCAATATCATCTATAACACCTTGTGTTTCTTCATTTATGGGTGGTATCTCAGTATAAGTAATATTTAAAGAAACATTATCTACATCTGGTCCACGATGATAATTGTCATAAGCTGTGCCCGCAGTCTCATTATACATCTCTGCTCTGATTGTAAAATCAGTTTGTGTATTTGAGCCATGAGTATAAACATTTGTATAATTTGTAAATTGACCACCATTACCTGCTCTATTAGGGTCATGGTCATTTATCTCTCTAATTTGTGTAGATACTGAACCATCAGAACCTGTAATAGTTTGTTTAAGAGTAAATGTGTTTTCAATACTGTTCCAAAACCATACATCAGCCGCCATCGTTGATGTAAAGCCTTGATTAATTTGTTGTTGTGTTAGATGACCATCACCAACTAAATCAACATCTTGATAGACATTATCCTCTGTGTGTCCTTCAAATGCTAAAACACCACCACCATCATCCATACCTGTCTGATATGGAAATCCCCACTCTCCATGTGTGTGAATACCATGATCGCCATCTGTTGACCAACCAGTTGTGGAAGTAGTCTCACCAGTTCCAAATGTGGAGTTGGTAAGAATATTACCTGTGTTTAATGTTTCTGCATAAACACTAAAACTAAATAGTAGAGCCAGTATGTATTTAAACATTAAAGACCCAAAGCGTTAATAATTAAACCACCTGTTATACTAATTGCGTATGCCATTATTACTATTTCAATCGTCATGCACCAGAATAATAGGGTTTTCTACTATCTCCTTCTTTTCTTCAATAATTGCTTCT